GAACCTCACTGCGCAGCACGCCGAAGGCAAGAGCGCCAAGTACCTCGAGACGCCGCTGAACGAGGCGAAGGCAAGCGGGGCCGTCACCCGCATCGCCGGGCGCCCCCTGCGCAGGGAGCTGAAGTGAGCGGCTTCAAGACAGACCTGCTCACCGGCCTCGCCGTCTATTTTGCGGGCGCAGGCATCGGCGCAACGTGGAACACGACGGGTGCCTACACGGCCCTGCAGACCGGCATCGTGCTCGGCGTCGTGCCGCAGGCGCCGGACCGCGTCATCGCCCTCAGCGCCTACGACGTCTCCGACGACCCGAAGCTCTCCGACTCAGTCATCGGCGTGCAGATCAGGACGCGCTGGAGCGGCTCGGACCCGCGCGGCGTCGATGACCTTGACGACGCGATCTTCAACCTTTTGCACGCCAAGGAGGGCCTCACCCTCTCGACCCACGTGTTCGTCGTGCAGTGCCTACGCAAGTCCGGGACCCCGCTTGGTCAGGACGCAAACCAGCGCTGGTCCCGCTCCGCCAACTACTACGTCACGGTCCATCGACCGTCAGCCAACCGCACCTGAGAAGGGAGCATCATGCCCGCCACCACGAAAGTCCCGCTCGGAGCCTCGACGCTCATCAGCAAGTGGTACCTGGACGTCAACACCGGCACGCATCTCTCTCCGGTGTGGACGGGCGTCTTCGGCATCACGGATTTCAAGCAGGCAATCGACTCCGTGAAGAAGGACGACACGGACCTCGACAGCAACGGATGGTCGAGCCAGACCGTCACGAAGCTGGCCTGGTCGCTGGAACTGAAGGTCTCACGCAAGGTCCAGGCGGATGACTCCGGGCATTACGACGAGGGCCAGGAGGCTCTGCGCGACGTGGCCGACGAACTGGGCCAGGCGAACCGTGTCGAGGTGCGCTGGTACGAGATGCCCGAGGACGGTCCTCGCGTTGAGGCGTATAGCGGTTACGCAGCCGTCGAGTGGAAGCCGGACGGCGGCACGAACGAGGACCTCGACACCGTCTCCGTGACGCTCACCGGCCAGGGCGCCCGCACCTCCATCACGCATCCCGACGACGACGGCTCCTGACAGGGCCGGCCGTGGCCTTCCGTGACCTCGCGGAGTTCCTCTCCGTCGAGCCGCTCGTGCTGCCCGTGGGCGGCAAGGACTACGCCTTCCCAGCCGACCTCTCGGCTAAGACCGTGCTGCGGATGCAGCGGCTCTATGACCAGCAGCGGCGCCTACGCCTGGGTGAGGGGCTGGATGAGGGCGAGGAGCCCGTCTCTGAGGCCGAGCAGGCAGAGATTGACGCCGAGATGTGGGGTTCTTCTCAAGACGAGATGATCGCCGACGGTGTCACTGCGGCGCAGATCGCCGTCGTCGGGCAGACCGTCTACCTCTACCACATCCACGGCAGGGAGGCAGCCGAGCGCTTCTGGAATGCCCAGGGAAAACCGCCAGCCCCGAACCGGAAGGCACGCCGCGCCAAAGCGCAGACGTCCACCCGGTCTCGGGGCTCCCGCGGTGGATCGAACTCCCGAAGAAGCCCCAAGCCGAAGACGGCATCGGCTGGCGAGACGTCCTCGAACACTGGCGATTGATCGAGACCGACATGCAGGAGCGCTATCACATCGACCTCGCCGAGCCCGGCCTTCTGGAGGCCCGCAGTGCGCGCTGGCTGCGGGTGCGCATCGTCGGACTCCTAGATGAGCGGGTCGATTCGCGCCTCGCGCGCGCTCTCGGGAAGGTGGTGAGCTGAGGTGGCGATGAAGGTCGGCGAACTCGTCGCATATCTCACCCTCGACGACTCGCAGTTCAACGCGAAGCTCGACAAGAGCCACCAGAAGCTGGGCGAGGTCGGCAAGACCATGAGTTCCGTGGGCGGCAAGATGTCCGTCGGCCTCACCCTGCCGCTCGTCGGCATCGGCGCCGTCGCGATGAAGACGGCCGCCGACTTCGAGACCAGCATGAACATGGTGCAGGCCGCGACGCAGGCCCCGGCCAGCGAGATGAAGGGCCTCTCGGACCTCGCGCTGAAGATGGGCGCCGATACGGTCTTCAGCTCCGGTGAGGCCGCCGACGCCATGCTGGAGCTCGCGAAGACCGGTTTCAGCCCCGCGCAGATAGAGGCCGGGGCGCTCAAGGCGACCATGGACCTCGCCGCGGCGGGCGGCCTCGAACTCGCCGACTCGGCGACCGCCGTGGGCAACGCCATGAACACCTTCAGCCTCAAGGCACAGGACGCGGCGCAGATCGCCGCGGCATTTGCGGGCGGCGCGAACGCCTCCTCGGCCGACGTCTCAGACCTCACTTTGGCTCTGCAGCAGGTGGGTCCGGGAGCCAAGAACGCCGGCCTCTCCCTGCAGCAGACCGTGGGCGTGCTCGCGGAGTTCGCTGACAGGGGCATCCAAGGGTCCGACGCCGGCACCTCCCTGAAGACCATGCTGACCAACCTCGTGCCCTCGAGCGACAAGGCCGCTACGACCATGGATCGGCTCGGCATCTCCTTCACAAACGCCGACGGCAGCTTCAAGTCGATAAGCGAGATCGCGCAGATCCTGAAGGACCGCATGGGCGGCCTTTCGCAGGAACAGCGCACGCTCGCCATGAACATCATCTTCGGCTCCGACGCGACGCGGGCCGCGACCATCCTCATGGAGGGCGGCTCGCAGGCTGTCGACAAGTACACCAAGGCGACCAGCGACCAGGCTGCCGCAACCGACATGGCCAAGGCCCGGATGAAGGGTTTGGGCGGCGCGCTTGAAAACGCCAAGGGTTCGGTCGAATCGCTGGGCATCACCATGGGCGAGGTCGCGGCGCCAGCCATCGAGAAGGTCGCGGGCGGCGTGCAGTGGCTCGCCAACGCACTGGCCGGTCTGCCCGGATGGGCGCAGAAGGCGGCTGTCGGCTTCGGCGTCATCCTCGCTGCCGCCGGTCCCCTGCTCGTCATCGTCGGCAAGCTGCTCACGAGTCTGCAGGCCGTCCGCAATTTCCAGTGGAAGCGCTCGCTTCCGACCGGCGCTGGCGGCGCTGTGCCCTCCAGCGTCGGTCAAACGCAGGCCGGCGCTGGCGAAGCCCCGGCCGCCGGCAACGTCGTCCGCCTCGGCACCGCCTCGGGCGTGGCCGCCAGCGAAGTGGCGATGCTGGGCCGTGCGGCCGCTGGGGCGGGCGGGATCGGTGGCACGGCGGGCAAGGTCGCCGGCCTCGGCTCCGCATCCTCGAACGCGACGCGCAGCTTCACCAGGTTGAAGCCGGAGCTCGACGGCGTCATCCAGCCGGTCGGCACGCTGAAGGTGAATGCGCAGCAGGCTGGCACCAAGCTCGGCAACCTCGGCGCCAAGGTGCAGAACAGCGTCATCCCGTCGGTGGGCGGCTTCGGCACCGTGGCGGGCACCGCACGGGGCAAGCTGGGCAAGTTCGACGCGGCGATGGGCAATAGCACCGTCGGCGCGATCGGGCAGTCCCTGGCCCTCTCGGCCGCCCTCTCTTTCACCATCCCCAAGGTCATCGAAGCGGGCGGCGCCTTCATGCAGTGGATGGACGCGCTCAAGACGCTGGACTACAACCGCAACAGCCGCGTCGAAGCCGCCAAGGACTACCGCGCAAACATCGTCGACCAGTACGGCAGCGTGAGCGCCTACTTCGACCACCTCGCGCAGAAGTTCGGCAAGGACTCGCCGCAATACAAGAACGCAGTCGAGGCTCTCGGCCAGAACAAGAGCGGCAACCTCTCCGGGCGTTACGCCGGGGCCATCCCGCAGGCCGCTGGAGGCGACTACCTCGTGTCGCGCCCGACGCTGTTCCTCGCCGGTGAGGCGGGACCCGAGCGCGCGACCTTCACGCCGCAGGGCAAGAGTGGTGGCGCCCGCGAGCTGCACCTGCACGTGCACGTCGAGGGTGGGACCTTCATCGGCACCGATTTGCGCCGCGCGGGCGACGAACTGGCCGAGGCCACCTACCCGCGTATTCGCCAGAAGATCGCCGAGCAGGCCGCCTCCGGCTTCTGATGTTCTGGACCGGCGACAACCGCGCCCTCCTCTGCTGGGACTCGGGCCAGGGCCCGACCTGGGCGTACGACCCCGACGGCAAGCTCATCAAGGCCAAGCTCATCGGCGAGACCGAGGTCTGGCGCGCGACCCGCGACTCCTCCGTGCAGGCCGAGCGCCTCGGCACGACCAATGCCGAGGGCTTCCTCGACCTCACGGCGCAGAACGGGGCCTGCTACTGGTACTGGTTCATGGAGCGCCTCGAGGCGGGCGGCCTGCGCCAGGTCGGCCCCACGCTCGGCGTTGAGATGCCCACGCGCCCCGCCGACCCGCGCGCCGACGTGACGCCGCCGAGCCCGCCCAGCGACCTCACGGCGCGCATGGGAGCGCAGGGCGTGACGCTCCGTTGGCTGCCCGCCTCCGACGATGAGTCCGGCGTCCTCGCCTACTTCATCTACACCGACAACGGCGCCCAGCCCGAGCACATCGTCTGGCTCGACTCGGTGGACTCGGACTCAGACGCCGTCTATGACCTCTTCCTCGACCGCACCGGGACGATGAAGACCGGCTACGTGATGCGCGCCATCGACGCCGCCCTCAACCTATCTGAGCCCTGCGGCAAGGCCGACGTGGTGCCCACCAAGGGCACCGACACCTGCAAGCCGCAGGAGGGCGACCACACGCAGCCCTGGTACCTCTTTGAGCCCTACGAGCCGGTGACGCCGGAGGGTGGCGGCTTCTACGTCTTCGACCTCGGTAACCATACCAACGTCATCCGTACCTTGAGCGAAGATGGCGAGACGGCGCTCTTTTTCGGTACTCCAGACGCAGGCTGGGCGCACGTCGACGGCAGTGGCAGCAGCGTGCGACTCAACGGCGCCATCGGCGGCTGCGTCGACAACGACGGCGCGCTCTGGTTCACCGACTACTCTCACGCCGTGCACAAGCTCAAAGACGGCGTCCTTGAGCACATCGCCGGTCCGGCTGCCCCCAC